CCCAAATCGGTAGTGGCAGTGGCGAAACATCATGGTGCGGTGGGGAAACTTTTGTCAACCAGCGGCCCCGGCGGCGAGGATTCGCAGCACGAGAATGGCGAGATCAAGCCAGATCTGAAGGGTCATGTTGGGCCTCCTTGCCCGGTGGTGGGATCAAACCGTCGCGGCGGTCGCCGCTCGAATCTGGGCGAGCGCCTCGCGGGCCTCGTCGCGTGTGTCGTAGGTTCCGACGCTCCATCGCTCGTCGCCACACTCGGCGAGGATCTCGAACCAGTAGCACGTGCCACGGCTGCGAGGGTCGGAGATTTTCACGATGCGGTAGGTGGTCGTCACGGCGTCGTCCTTGTGTGCGCGGTGCCGTTGCCCGCCGGCCCTGTTGCCGGCGGGCAGTGCTGCCTTGTCAGGCTCCGACGTAGTGGTAGTAGCCATGGCTGGTGACGACGTACACGGTCTCGCCAGCGTCGTTGACGTGCGAGCTCATCTCGTGGCCGCCGTAGTAGAAATCCATCGCGGCAGCGACCTCACGGGCAAGGTACTCCTGCGTGAACGACTGGGCTGCGATCGGCCACTTCCAGCCGCGAGTGTCCTCGAACGTCTTGAGCAGAGCCTTGATGATCTGGCGGGGCTCGGTGATCGTGTAAGCAGCGTTCATCGTTCGGTCCCTTTCGTTGGCGTTGCGTCAGGTCACATCCGCCTGACACCCACATAGTAGCAGTATCGAAACTACGGTCAAGGGGAGTCCAGAAAAAAATCCGAAACGGCGTTTCCACCGGGGATTAGCGGGGCTTCTTCCGCTTGGCGGCATTCCGGCGACCGGCGGCGGGAGCTTTTTTCCGGTTCGCCGTGGCCCTGGTTGAGAGCGTCTCGCGGAGGGCGGTCGCCGAACTCTTCAAAACGAGCCACGCCTTGCCGTTGACCCGCCAGCCGTCCACTCGACCGCCGCTTGTGCGGTCGCTCGTGATCTTGCCAGAGGCGTCTCGGGGCAGGGAGTGGTCGAGGATTCGACGTAGGTACTGCGGCGTGCAGCCAGCGATTTCCGCCGCCTTTTCCACGGGAACCCAGTCATCCTGCACAGCCATCGCGATCATGCCTGCATCGTAGTTTCGGTAACGCAACGGGTCAAACCGCTTCGTCGCCTTGACCTTAGGACCGAAACCCACCTAAGTTTCAAGTCCTACGGGCGATCTTTTGAGCGGAGGGCATGGGCAACATGACCCGCGCGAGTGGGATTCGTACGTTCAGGTGATCGCCCGTATACTAGTCCCATCTAGATACGGAGGCGGCCATGAATCTGCGTGAACTGCTGTCGGTGTACTCAGCGCGGCACGGGCTCAAAGCCCGCACTGTGACCCTCTTCTCCGCGACGATCGACCGGTTCGAGTCGCACCTACAGCGACCGGCGACGATCGACGACTTCGACGATCTGACGCTCGCGCGGTTCGCAAAGTGGCGAGCCGAGGATCGGCACTGGCGAGGGCGAACCCCACGACCAGCGACTGTGAAAAAAGACCTCGCCCACCTGTCCGCTCTCTGGACGCACGCAGCGAAGAAGCGGATGACGCGATCCGACGGCGTTTTGATCGAGCACCCTGACCTCCCGCGAGGTCTCGTAAAGGTGTCGCTGCGCCCACCGAAAGGCTACCGCCTGGAGGAGATCGACGCCCTTGTCAAAGCCGCGAAGGGCAGGCGAGGCGACATCGGCCCGGTCCCGGCGTGGTGGTTTTGGACGACCATCCTGCAAGCCGCATGGCAGACTGCCGAGCGGATCGGCGGGCTACTTGCCCTGCGGTGGCGAGACGTGGATCTCGACGAGCGGCGGTTGACGTTTGACGGCGCGACCAGGAAGGGCGGCGTGAAGACGATCGTGCGGTCCATCACGCCCGAGCTCGCCAGACTGCTCGAAAAGCATCGGCGCGGAGACGGCGATCTCGTCTGGCCATGGACCGAGCACCGCGTCCTCGGATCACTGTGGATCTCCCTGCGAGTCCTCGGGCAGCGGGCTGGCGTCAACGTCCACGGGTTCCATGCGATCCGCAAGGCGGCAGGCTCCTACGTCGCTGCGGCTGGCGGGGACGCCACCGAGTACCTGTCGCACTCGGACCCGTCCACGACGCGGCAGCACTACCTCGACGCCGGGATCGTCGGTGGTGCCGACCCGCTCGACCTCCTCCCCAAACTCCCCAGCGAGCGACGTGCGGGCAAGCCAGCCCCGCTCCCAGCCCCGGAGCCTACCTCGCCTGCACGGGCGTCCAGCGGCCCCGTAGAGGCCGGTGCGGCAGTCGGGCGGTCGATGGCGGCCCGTGGGCTCGCCTGCCCGCCACGGGCTCAGCACGACGCACTGGCGGCGGCTGCGGGGATCGAGCCGGAAGACGTGTCGGCGTTCTCGCGGGGGCTGCTCGACGGGTGGATCGCGGGGCAGGGGGACGCGGCCTGACAGACCGGGGGCGGCGCGAGCGGAGGAGGACTCGCGCCGCCGCGCCCGGCCGCCATGGTCAGTCGTGTGGGTGCTTCCACCAGTCGTCGCTCGCGTCCTCGGCGAGCCGATCGACGATTTGCTGCAACGACGCGACGATCGACGTGAAGTTCTTGTTGCAGTGCTCGGCGTTGGCGTTCGCCGACTCGACGACCGTCCGCAGCGCCTCGGCCATCGCACGCTGGTTCGACGCCATCACGGCGACGACCGACGCCAGTTGATCGACGCGCTGGCGTAGGTCGGAGCCGAACATCACGCGTCCTCGCTCTGGAGCACGGCGATGATCGCGAGGAGGCGGTTGCGCTCTGTCAGGAGTCGCTCGATGTCCTGGCCCAGCGACCGCTGCTGACGCGACGCGCTCGCCATCGCACGCTCGGCGCGGTCCATCATCCGAGCCACGTCGTCCTCGGTCAGTGCGTCACGGCGTGGCATCGCGATCCTCGCGGTGGAGGAGCAGGGCGAGCAATGCGTAGGACGCGAGGTCGAAGAGGTTGTCCTCGAGCGACTCGTTCTCCAGCCGCCCGGTGGCGTTGTACGCGGCGAGCCTCGTGACCTTGTCGGAGAGCCTGACCATCGCGCCCTTCCACGACGGGATGCCGACGAACTTCGCCCCGTTGCGAATGTTCGCGAGCGGGTCTTCGCCGCTCGGGCACCCGTAGTCTCTCGACTTTCGGCGGTGCATCTCCTTGAGCGAGTCGCACAAGTCGAAGAACGCCTGCGACGTGGGGTGCGTCTCGCGTGCGACCCGCGCGGGCCGTGCCTCCTCGACGAGCCGGGCGAACCCTTTGACTGCCTCGACCCGCGTCGCGTATTCGGGCGGCGTCCACTCCGCGTACGTTTCCGAAACCTCGGTACTTGCGCACGACGACCGAGGCTTTGTGCCTTCGCAGCACGCGTCGCCGAGCACCCTCGTCGCCGCCTCCAGTGCAGGCGGGCATCCCTCCAGGCTCGCCGCCATCGGTGAGCGTCCCGCGAGGCGTGACTCGACGGCGTTGCGGAGGGCGGCGTTGGCGGATTCGAGCGTTGCTTCTGTCACGTCTTTCCTCTCAGGTCTCGGTCGCAGAACACTGGATAGGCTCGCGTCACCTCGCGGCGATGGTGATCGACCACGAACGCCGCTTGGCACGGTGGCTCATAGGACGCCTTGATTCGCACAGAGTAGGCGCTCGGTCCAATCACGCTTCCGTTCGTGACGTACCGGCCCGAGCGGCTCCACGAGAACTGGTGCCAGTGCCCGAGGCACGTGAGGTCCGCACGTCGCGTCGAGTCCCACGCGGCGATCGCCTTGTTGAGCGGCACGTGGATGCCGCCGATGCCGCCCTGGTACCTGACTGCGTGGCCGTGCATGAACCGGATCGCGAACCCGTCGAGATCGACGTAGTTGAGATGACCTTCACCCACTCGCCACGCGACGTTCTTTCTCGACTCCGCAGCCGCCATCGTCACGTACAGGTGGTGTTCGTAGGACGTGTCCGCTTCGTTCGTGCGGAGCTTCTCGGTCGTGCGACCGTGGTTCCCGCACGACGTGACGACGAGCACCTCGCTGGCCGTGTCGCTGACGGCGTCGATGAATCCACGCAGTCGCTCACCGATCCACCGCAGCGCCGCGAGCGGGTGCAGCGAGTTCTCCTCCGCAAGCTCGGGATGGATCATCCCACTTATTAGGTCACCTCCGAGCCATACGACGACACGGTCAATCTTGCACAGTTGCCGCTCGTGTTCGAGCAGAGCGAAGAATCGCTCCGAGAGTTCGGAGAGCCGGGCGTCGCACACGTCGAGGTCGAAAGCATTGAGCCCGTTGACCTGCTCGCTCCGCACGGTCTCTTCGCAGTGGATGTCAGAGAGCAGCACGACCATTGTCGCCGTGTGCCGCTTGCTCTTCGTCGGCTTCGACGGCGTCCGCTTCGCCTCGATACCCTTGAGCCCCACGAACGCATCGGCACGCTCCCGCTCGCGGTCGATCTGAGCGAGTGCGGATCGATATCGCCCCTTCAGAGCCGCAACCTCGGCACGCAGCCGCGCGACCTCGGCGTCGGCTGCGAGTTGCTCGGCCGTCGCGGCGGCAGTGATGACGCTGTCGGTCAGTGAGTCTTTCGCGTTGCGTTGAGCCAATGCTCCACCCCCTGGACGCCGCTGACATGAAGCCCACGCTCACGACACGTCTCGATGATTGCCCGTGCGAGCGCCCGCTTCTGTATGGCGATCTCTCCGTTTGCCCACCTCGCACGCAGCGCCTCCAACTCCGCGAGCACGTCGGCAGGCAGGTCGCAGTGCCAAGCGTTGAAGCCAGGTCTGTAGTTCTTCACCCGCGAGACGATCTCGTCGGCGATCGACGCAGGCTTCCTCTTACTCGCCACGCGGCACCTCCCGGTAACGCAGGATCTGCCAGAGCACACGACGCTGCACGCGGGCGAGCTCGGTCACCGTCTCCTCTGAGATCGTGGAGCCGAGCACCGCATGGGCGATCTCGTGGAGGACGGTTTCGAGACGCTGCCCGCCGGTCAAACGCTCATCGACCAACATCTTCGGCGGGCGTTCGTCATAGCACGTCCACCCGTCGGCGCGACCCTTCAGGCGCGTGAAACGCAGCAGCCATCGCTGGCCCGCGATCGTGATGTCGTGATCGTCTGCCACGGCACCCGTCCTCCTGCGTGCATGGTGGATAGTTTGTCAATTCGCAACGGCACGCCGGGCGTTGCGAATCGCACGACGCACGAGCACGCGACCGGCGATGTCGAGAAAGGGAAGGCCGCGTTTTTCTGCTTCCTCGCGGAGCCAGCCGACGATGGTGTCGAGATTCGACTCGCACCATTCCGAGCCTTGGCGGTCCATCTCCGCAGCGCGAGCGTTGCATGAGCAGTTCGGCGTGGCGGTGATGCCGACCGTGGCGAGAAGTTTTTTCAGTTCGGTGCCTGGGCCATGCGGCTCAGTCGTGTTCGTTCGCGTCGCGCCAGGCGAATACTTGGCAACCAGCGCGGCGAAGACATCGTCTTCAAACTCGACAAATCCATCGGCCCTCACTTGCCCCTTTGACAGCACGTCTTGCGCGTAGCCCTCCGGGCGCTCACTCGCGGTCGCTTCAATCCCCGCAACGGACAGCACAATCATGGAGGGCACGAGATGGTCAGGGTGGGGGTTTCGAGCGTGATGTCTGACGGGCACGCCGGGACTGCGTTTGTGCTGCCCACGGGACAAAACTTAGGAGTGTCAGTGAAAAGTCGATTGTCGTTTGTTACTGCGGTCCATGACTGATTGCACGGCAGGCACCTGTCGAACCTTGGTACTCCGTCATACAGCGCTGTGATTCCCGCGTTGCCCTCCCACACGACACTGGCCGACACGCTCGCTCCGTCGGTAGATACAAGATAAAACCACTTCTTTTGCGGAGTCTGAGGCTGGCCGCCAGCATCCAGCGTGTTGCGTTTTGTCATCACGAAAAGGCGCAGGTGATACTTCACGGCTGGTCCGCTCGTGTCGTTTCTGGAGTCGCACCCAAGAGGAGACACGAGCCCGATGTTGCTTCCCGGCCCAGCAATGTCGCCAGAAATAGTTCCTGTTTCAGGCAGCGCAGCCGGGCAGTCAGAAACCCTCCGAAAGCTCGCGTACCTTCCGTAAAATGCAGGCGAGAAGCATGATGCGCCGAGTCCGTAGACGCCGGGCTGGTCAATCAAGTCTTGAGCCGTAACCAGCGTTGCTGCGCTGTTGCACGACTGAACTAGCGTCAGACCTCCTATCGAGACCGTGAACGTGCAGTCCTTTGTCGCGGGGTTGGTGCACAGGCACAAGTCTGTCGTGCAACAAGGACAACTCATCTCACGCTCCGAAACGGACGAACACGGACGTGAATGTCGATTGCGCGATCGTTACGGCCGCAGTCGTGTTCGTCCGCGTGACCGTGATCTGGCAGTTGCTCGTGTTGAGCACAGCAGCCACGACGACGTTCGACACCACGGTCTGCGTCGTGATGCCGCCAGAGAACACAGCCGTCGCCGTCTGAAACGGCACGTCGATCAAGTGCCACGCGGTGCCGTCCTTCGCGATCGCGCAGTCTGTTGCGTTCGTGCTGGCAGGGTACGGAAAGAACAGATTCACCACGCTCGCGGTATTCGGCGTGCTCGTCTGGTACTTGAACGTGACGGTCTTCGTCGCGCTGATCGCCCACGCGCCGCTGAACGTCGCAATGCGGAATGTCTTGCGCTGCTGGGGCGGCGGCACCGTGTCGAACCGCAGCGAGCTCTCTGTGCGATCGCCGATCTCGACGCGACGCACGGCGTTCGCGATCCGCTCGGCAGACGAGCGATCGAAGATTACCGGGTCGGCCATAGGTCACGCTGGCGGTGAGCCGAAGTACGAATTGAAATCCACCTCGCGATGGACCCGACGCGTCAGGATCGCGGGAGCGCCGAGCGTCTGCGCGCCGCTGCCGTCGAGTCCGACCGGACCGGGCGAGGCGACCCACTCCGCATTCTGGAAGTCGAACACCATTGCGCGGCGCTTCTGCCCGCCAGCGAGGAAATTGAACCCCACGTCGGGCAGTTGCAGCGGCCACCCCGTCTGGCGAAACAGGAGCTCGACCTTCACAGCCCAGAAGCGATGCAGCGTGCCGCCGTACTCTTCAAACCGGAGCTCGCCCGAGATGCCCTGGCACTTCCAGCAATGCGTGGCACCGCCAATCCACGTCGTCGAGTTGATCGTGTTTGTCAGCCCGATCGCCCACGATGACGGGAACGTGGCGAGGTTCTGCGAGATGACGACCTTGCACTGAGCCTCGTCGGTCGTGAGCCCCTCGAAGTAGTCGTACGCCGAGTTAGTGAGCGGGCGCTGATCGCCGTTGCCGCTGCCGTGGTAGTAGAAGAGTGCCGGAACCGTCGCGCCCTGCGTCGTGAACGTCCACAGCGCCGGGCGGCTCGTCGGTGCCGCGAGTTGATCGAGCCCGCCGCTCGGGAATCCGTACTTCGCCGTGACGAGCGAGTGGTACTGCGAGCCTTCGTAGTTCTCCTCGTACTCGATCTCGACGCACCGCACGTCGGCGTACTCGGGATGAGCGGTGCCGATGTCGAGCGACAGTGCGGCCGCGACTTGGTTCGCCGTCGTCGCCTGTCCAGACGCGTCGTGCGTGATGACGAACTGCCGCGTGAGGTCGCGGGCCTCGCCGAGGCGGAACTTGTTCGATCGCGGTAGCTCGCGATGATGTGCGACGCCCATTAGCCGACTCCTCCACCGATCTGGACGACGGGACCGGCGAACTGTGCCGAGATAGCCACGAGCGTGTCACGTAGTTCCGTCAGCCGCCGTGTCTGGAGGCGAGCCTCGATGAGCGCCGGGTCTTGCTGGTTGGCGGCGAGGTTCAAAAACAACGCAGCGCCCTCGGCGGTGCGGATGTCGTTGCCTTGGATCACACCCGAGCCGAGCGTGTTGAGCTCACGGATGCGGGCGACCTGCCGCTGGTTCTCTGCCTCGACAGCCTTCGCCTGCTCTTCGAGGTATTTCTGTTGGGCCTGCTGGGCCTGCTGTTGCTGCTGTTCGAGTTGCTTCAGGTACTGCTCTCGCTGCTGCCCGAGTTGCTGTTCCAACTGACGGCGACCGCTCGCGATGTCCCGCTCTTGTGCGGCGACTTGGTCGAGTTGTCCGAGGCGGGCGATGCCAGCATTCACCGCTCCCTGCTCGCCAGCGGCACGAGCCGCCTGCACCTCTGCTTGGACGCGACCGATCTCACGCTCCAGTGCCGCGAGGTTCTGTGCAGCCTGTAGCCGCTGCTGATCGCCGCCGAATCGGGCGAGGAGGAACCGCTGATCGACGAGCTCGTTCACCTTCGCTCGCTCGTCTGCGACCGCCTTGACGTTCGCGAGCTCCTGCTCGAAGAGTTGCTGCTGTCGGGCGACCTCGGCCTCGAACGCTGCTCGGTTGAGGATGCCGTCACGGGCCTGCTCTTGGGCGGCTGCGATGCCTTCCTGCAATCGCACGGAGGCGTCAAAGCCAGCCTGCCCGAACTGCCGCGCCTGTCCAGAAAGGCGATTGAAGTTTTCGCCAACGGCGGCAAACGCCTTCTCGAAGCCGCCCTCAAACCCCTGGGCGGCGGCTTGCAGTTGATTCTCTAGCTCGCCTTGCTTCTGCGTAAGCTCTTCGATGCGTCGCTGCGCATTGATTGCAGACGCACCATCAAGCTCGGTGACCGCGCGAGCAAACTCTTCTTGAACACGCGCAATCTCGCGGTCGATAGCCGTTATGCCGTCTGTGATTTTCTGCGAAGCGTCGCTGACTTGGAACAGGGACTCAATGATCTTTTGATCGTTCTGGATTTGCTGCTGCTGAGCGCGGTTGCGCTCTTGGACGGCGCTGACCTGTTTTTCGTATTCCTGTCGAGCCTTTGCCGCTTCTCGTGCCACGACCTCTTCATTGATGACGCCGTTTTCAAACTGTTTTTGCAGCCGCTCAATCGCGTGTTGGAACTCTAGCGCAGCATCAAAGCCAGCCTGACCAAATCGCGCAGAATCGTCGATCACATCGCTCAACTGCTTTCTCAAGCCTTCAAGAGTTTTTGCAGCGTCGTCGTTGATTGTGATGTTGAGTTGTGCGTCTTGTTCAATTCGCGCGAGCTCAGCAGTAAACGCAACACGCGCTTTCTCGGCCTCGATCCTGAACGTCTCTTCGTTGAAAAATCCGCCAGCAAGTTTCTGCTTCACGTCATCAATGCTTTGTTGATATCGCAGCGCAGCATCAAACCCAGCTTGGCCGAACTGTGCGGATTCGTCGATAGCCTTGCTGACGCTGTTTGTAACGTCGTCAATAATTTTGCCGACTTCCTTGTTCTCCGCTTTCAACCGGGCAAGCGCGTCGCCTGTGTCAAGCTCATATGTCAGCACAACAGGCTCGGAAACCTTTGCCGTGATCCCGAGCCAATCCTCGGCAAACTTCAGCACTCGCTCGATTAGCTCACCAATCGTCGATGCAACCCCGCGCACAAGTTCCCATGCAGAGCCAAACGTATCCCCGATTGTTTTCGCTACGGCCGCAACGACATCACCGATGCCGGTAAATTCAAGGAACGCCGAAATGTTTTCTCCAATCAAAGCAACGAACACCTCGGTGAACGTCTGGATATACGCCTGCACCTGCTCAAACGCTGCCTGCACGATGCGTCCTGCGCGTTCAGCAGCGTTAGACAGAAACTGAAATGCAGGCGACAGCTGGTCGGAGATCAGAGACGACACGGAGGCAAACGCCGACTGCACGGCACTTGCTGGAGAGAGCACCTGGGACAGCGACTCTCCAGCCGTTGTGAATACCGACTGCAACCCAGACATCAACGCGCGCAGTGGACTTAGGCCGGTTTCAATGAGCGTGATGATGCCATCTAGCAAGAACGAAAAACCATCTGACAGGACTCCCAGGTTCGCGGCCACTGCTTGCAGGGGCACGCCAACGATTGATCCTGCGAGGCTGAGGAACTCGCCGACGACGTTTCCGATGACGCCAATCAAATCAGCAAAAAACGTGATGGCGCTGCCAACAGCAGTGACCACAGGCTCAAGAGCCTTTGCAAAAGGAGTCAGCACGCTGCCAATTCCAGACGCAATCGACGAGATTCCGTTGACCAGCGATGCGTAGCCCTCTTGCAATTTGGCGAACGCGCCGATGAACGGAATCACGAACGCGTCGGATACAGTTTGCGCGGCGGCTGCTAGTCCTGATTGTGCCGTCTCTACCTGCGCGATAGCGGCAGCCAGCGCGACGACGTTGTTTGCCGTGCGCTCTCCGAATTGAGCATTCAACTGCTCCGCTGTCGTGACGCCTTCGCGAAGCTGCTCAGCTAGATCAAACGCTCGATCCTTTGCGGCAACAAACGCTCGCACGCCCGTGTAGACGGCCGCTGCTAACTGGCCGAAGCCAGGTATTGAAAACCCGAGCAGGCGAGTGAACGTGGCTGTGATTGCTGCCCCTGCGGCATTCGTAGTCGCAAGCGGCACGCCCACTCTCGCAAGTGCGTTCGGAAGTTGTGTGCCGAGCGTTGCAATCGCTGGTGCAATCGCCTTATCGAGCCCTAGCAGCGCGCCCACCTTGAATCCAGCAAACACAAGGCTCGCTTTAGTCGCTGCGTCCGCAACTCCCGATATGTCCACTCCCAGTTGTGCGGCGGCAACCTCGGCAACCTTGATGACGGTCAGGAACTTACCGAGGTTCAAGACAAGTCCCAAGATGCCCTGCGGCACGTTATAGCTCGACGTGACCGCTTGGAAGACTTTGAACGCTGCGGTCGCCTTGGCAATGTCGAATCCGAATTGGATGACGGAGGAGCCTGCCTCTGAAATTGCCTTGATTGCGTTTCCGATTCCAGACGCAGCACCAGAGACGGAGTTGAACACGTCCCCTACGCTGCCGAATATCTGCGCGACCTTGCCTGCACGCTCTTGAACTGTCGTCAGCGTCGTGTCGAGGCTGCTGTATTGCTTCTGCAACGCTTCAACGGCGGCAGCATAGGTTTCCGCAGAAATCCGGCCAGCGGACACCTGCTCATCTAGCTCTGCGAGTTTTCGACGAAACTCTTCTGCTGGCGTGATGACGGACTGTGTGATTTCGGCGGCACGAGCAAACGCTTCCGCCTCGGCATTGACGGCTACGCCTAGCTGCTGGAACTGATCTGCAAACTCCGCCGCCGATAGTTGATTTTTCTGGAGTTGAGTAGACAGTTGCGCAAATGACTCAGAAGCTTTTTGCTGAGCTTCCGCAGCGGCCGCGCTTGTGTCGGCAAACCTGTCAAACGACGACGTAGCCTTCTCGGCCTCTGACGACAACGCCTGCAACGCCTTCTCCACGGGCGTGAGCTTCAGTTGCGTCGAGTCCGCTGAGATCTTCAGCGCGAGTCCGAGGATGTTCGCCATGATTAGTCGATGATCCCCATCTCACGCCGTAGCCGGAGAATCGCCTCGCGGTCCTGCGACTCGTGCTGCGGTGGCCGTGCCTTCGGTATGAAATCCTCTGCCGTCGGCGGCTTGCCTCGTTTCGGGTCCGTGTACGGTGCCATCGCGATCGAAGCGAGCAGTCCTGTCTGGAGCCACGGGTCGGACAGCGGAACGAAATACCTCGTGTAAGCCATCCACTCCGACAACTCCCGCGAATCCATCCGCTCGCACAGTTCGCGAACGGTCATTCGCAGATGCCCCGCCAGCGCGAAGAGGAACCGACGCGATGGCGAGGCGTTTAGTTTTTTGCCAACTGCTCGACATCGGCCTCCGTCATGTTGTTGTGCTTGAGGGCCGAGTCGAACAGGCGACCGACGACCGCGCCGCTGCGGCTTGCCAGCGCGACGACCTGGGCGCGGGTGAACAGGAGTTCGCCCTTCTCGTTGCATAGGCAGCGGGCGAGGTACTCGGAGCGGAAGTTCTCGATGCCGGAGTCTTTCTTGCCGATCCACAACCGCTCATAGGAATCGCGCTCTCCGACGCTCATTACGCGGATGTACACGTCGCCGCCCCACTCAGGCACGGTGATCGGTCCCATGAGCCCGGCGTCGTTGCTCGCGAGAATCTGCTCTGCCGTCAGTGTCGCCATGTGTCACTCACCTCATGATGGATACGCCACGGTCACTCCGCGCGTGTCCATCACTTTGAAGTCGTGGTCAAATTTCCAGACGCCGTTCAATTCGCCGGTCACGTTCGACCCGAGGTAGACGCAGTCAGCCGAGAAGACCGTGAACGTCGCCGTCGTCGTCACGCCGGTATCGCTCTGCGCCTCGATCGTCAGGAGGCGTCGCTGCCCGTACTCGCTCTCGGGAAGTGCGTCACGCGAATACGCACCTAGCGTGATCGTCCCGAGATCGAGAGACCACTTCGCAGTGCGTGCGACGGGCTGCTCACGCTTGAGATCAAGCGTGGCCTCGTACACCTCAAGAACGGCCGTGCCGCTGACGGCTGTCGAGGCGGTAGATCCACCCCAACGAACCGTCACTCC